AAAAGACGCGGAAGCTAAACACTATCAGGAGATTGTGGAAACGCACAAAAAGCAGATTAACGCTTTCCTGGATTCTAACCGCGACACTTACGAGCTTTGTGCCTTGCATGGTGCCGCCGAGGATGTTTTTGAGGTTATAGAGGAATACTATAACACTAATAATGAAATCCTGAGTATTGACAAAGCAGCCGATGCTGTGGAAAAATATCTGGAAGCGGAAGCAGAAAAGTTATTCGTAACTAAAAAGTTCGCCGCAAAAAGACAGAATCTCACAGACGGCTCGAAGACATTGCAGCCGATGGCAACCAAAACAATAACAAACAATATGGGCGAGTTCTCCGCGTCTGATTTTTCTCATTTATCCGATGAGCAAAGCAAAAAAGAGGCGGCGAAACTAATTAAATGGACTTAATTAAAGGGGATTTACAATGGGCTTAGACCTTACAAGTTTCGACAGTGCGCTAAAGCAACATTATACCGATGACCGCGTTGAGAATCTGGTTTACATGGACAACCCACTTTTGGCTCTGATGCCAAAGTATGAATCATTCGGTGGTCGGAACCTTCCGATTCCTTTGATCTACGGCAACCCACAAGGCCGTTCCGCTGCATTCGCAACGGCGCAGACACGCGGTGCCGCAACCTCAACCAAGTTGGAAGATTTCCTTCTGACTCGCGTTAAAGACTACTCGATTGCTACGATTGACAATGAAACGCTCGAAAGTTCCAAAGGCAACGAAAACGCTTTCATGGAAGCTGCAACAACTGAGATTGATGGCGCGATTAACGCTCTGTCGCGCTCAATTGCTGTGAAGCAGTACCGCGACGGTTGGGGCGATGTTGGTAAGATCGGTTCGATCTCCAGCAACACCATTACCCTTTCGGATATCGAGACTGTTACCAACTTCGAGGTTGGACAGCAGATTGTGGTTTCCTCTACACAAGCATCCGCTGTGTTGCGCGCTGGCTCTGCGATCATCACCAATGTTGACCGCGACCTTGGCACGATCACGCTGGATGCACTGTCAGGGATCACCGGCGAAACGGCTGGTGACTTTATTTTCTTGGCGGGTGACCGTCAAGACTCTGCAACGCCGTCGCGCTTGGTCCTTTCGGGCTTGGGTGCGTGGATTCCTGAGTCGGCTCCTAGTTCTTCGGCTTTCTTCGGCGTGGACAGAACCGTAGACGTTACTCGCCTCGGCGGGTTGCGCTTGGACGCTTCTTCACTTCCTATCGAAGAAGCTTTGATTGAAGCTGACGCGAAAGTAGCCCGTGAAGGCATGGCCCTTGATCACTTTTTCTTGAGCCACAAGCGTTATGGCGAACTCAAAAAGGCTCTTGGCTCAAAAGTCCAGTATGTGGACTTGCAAGCCAACGCTAAAATTTCATTCCGTGGAATTTTGGTTGACGGCGCACGCGGCCCGATCAAAGTTGTGCCGGATCAGAATTGCCCGAACAATACTTGCTTTGGTTTGAAGCTGTCGATGTGGAAGCTTTACAGCTTGGGCAAAGCGGTTCGCGTGATCGACACGGACGGTATGGCTCTTCTTCGGCTCGCCTCTTCGGACGGCGTGGAAGCACGTTACGGCATGTATGCGCAGATGGGGTGCCGCGCTCCGGGCGCGAACATTAACATCAAGCTTGCCTAGTTTCTAACTAAAAGCCTGGCTCTGAAATATGGGCTGGGCTTTCTTTTGAAAAAGGAAAATAAAAATGGCAAATCGTTTGTATCAACAGTTTCACCAGTCACTTGATCACGGCGTCGTTTCCATTTACGGATACGTCACTGTGGGCGCGGCTGGGGCTGTGTCCGCTTTTAAGGGGCTTGGTATTTCCAACGTAGTGGAAACCGCGACGGGCGTGTACACGGTGTCGATTGCTGATGCATTCCCGGCTTTCCTGGGTGCCTCCGCGATGGTGGTATTCAACGGGACTTCGGCTGTGGCGGCTGTCACTATGAAACAAGCCCCAACTACGGACCCAGGCCCGCTAAAATCAATTGTGCTTAACACGCTGGACTTTGCCGGCGCAGATGTTGAGCCTGATAATGGGGCGCGTATTTATTTCGAGTTTAAAATGCGCAACTCTGGTTACGTTCCTGCTGGCGGGGTGTAAAAATGTTGCTGTTGCCCAATAAGAAAAAAGTCGCCTCCATTATCGTAGCGTCAATGTCTCCAAAAAAGCCCGACTACGTCCAAAAGCTGGGCGAAGAGTCGGACACCGGAGAATATAAACTTCCCGATGGCGACGAAGACGATTCCCAGATGGGACTCAAGACCGTCGCTGAAAGCATCATCAAGGCCGTCAAGGAAGACAAGCCGGAAGATGTTGTAAAGTCTCTGAAGCAGTTCATTTATATGTGCGGCCATTCAGAAGACGAGGAAACCGAAGATGGCGACGATAACGGCGAGTGATTTAAAGCTGCGGGCGCGGCAACGGGCTGACATGGAGAACTCGGAGTTCGTTTCGGACTCCGAGCTACTCTACTACGTCAACAATTCTTACGCTGAACTTTATGATATCCTCGTGGCGAAGTTCGAAGATTACTACGTCAAAAATCCGCCATACGAATTTACTTTGGCGGGCAATGATTACGCGGCGAATCTTCCCGCTGACTTTTACAAGTTGCGCGGCGTGGACCGTCAAAGTGGGAGTGACTGGTATAATCTTCGCCTTTTTCAATTCGAGCAGCGTAACGACACGGGGCGCGGCGGGGCTTGGGCACTGGCTGAGTCGCTGCGCTACCGGATTTACGGTAACCAGATTATAATTTCGCCAAACGATCAAGCAAGCGGGACTTATAAAATCTGGTACGTTCCAAAGTTCACGCCACTGGTGGCCGACGGGGACACTGTTGACGGTGTGAACGGCTGGGAAGAGTACATTGTTGTCGATGCCGCGATTAAGTGCCTGCAAAAGGAAGAGTCCTCAACCACGACACTTGAGGGCATGAAGAAAGCCTTGCTTGTCAGAATCAATGCAATGGCAACCAACCGGGACGCAGGCGAGCCAGAGCGCGTTACTGACAAATCTTTGCGTTACGGGATGCGTGATATTTTTGATGGCAGTGGGTGGTAAAAATTGGCGTCAATCAAAATTAAAAAGTTGATTACAGACGACGCTGATTTAATGAGAGTGCAGCAAAACTATATTGAATCGCTGAACGATCTTTTTACATCGGTGACGATTTTAGATGGTATTATTTTAAAAGATATCGTGCTTGTCTCCGCCTCTACAAACAAGGTGGCGCATAAGCTGGGTAGAGCGGTGCGAGGTTTTTTGGTTGTGAAAAAAAGCGGTGTTGCAGATATTTATAATTCGACGGTGCAAAGTTTATCGGATAGTTTTTTGTCTCTTGAAACGTCCGTGAATGTAACCGTTTCACTGTGGGTATTTTAAAATGGCCAACACGCCTTTCATGAACTTAAATTTGCCGACGGTTTCCACAACGCTGGGTCCGGAGTGGGCCAGCCTGATTATCGCAGCCCTGAACCTCATTGACTCTCACGACCATTCGACCAACCACGGCACCGACGTGACGCCCGCTGGGATCACGATTAACGCCGACTTGCCTTTTGGCGGATTCCAAGCTACTGCGCTGAAAACCTCGACCTACAACAGCCAGGCTGCAACGCTGGCCGCTACGTTTCTGGGCTGCGTATACCGGGTGGGATCTGACCTCTATTATAACAACGGCGCGGGTACTCCGATTCAGATCACAAGCGGGGGCGCAATTGCGGCTGTTGGCTCTGGTGTGCTTACGGTGGGGGCTGTTGTTTCGGCTTCCCGCGCCGTGGTTGCTGGTGACGCACAAAAAGTCCTGCCTGTGGACTCAACCAGCGCAGCAATTACCTTGACCCTGCCCGTCGCGTCAACGGGTGGCGGCATAAATTTTGTCGTTAAAGACAAGGTTGGCAACGCAGCGGTGAATAACATAACGATTACTCCAGATGGGTTTGAAACCATTGAGAATGTAAACGCGTCTTATTTGATCGACGCCAATTTCATGTCTGTAAGTTTAATATCGGACGGATCGAGCAATTGGGCGGTGATCTAAATGGCTTTACAAAAGCAGCCGGTGGAACTTCTTTTCGGGCAGGGGATCGACACAAAAAGCGATCCTAAGACTTTGCCCGCCGGTGCTTTGCTGACTCTTGAAAACGGGGTTTTAAAAAAGAAAAGCCGGATTGATAAACGAAATGGCTATACGAAACTTGGCACGTCGCTCATTGATGGGTCTGAGGTTCCAGAGGGCGACAACCTGGCGACGTTTAAAGACGAGCTACTTCTGTATGCAAATCAAAATCTTTACAGCTACAGCAAGGCGACGGACCGCTGGTCTGACAAGGGTGCTTGCGTTTCGGCGGTCGTCACAACCGATCAAGTTGTAAAAAACACTTACGCTCAAACCCAGGTGGACTCCGCCGAACTTGGCGGGGTTGCGGTATTCGCCTATGCGGATTCTAGCGGCGGGATTCGCGCAACAGTTAAGGACAGTGAAACGGGTGCGGTTATTCTCGCGAATGTTTTACTTGACGTGGCCGCGTCGCGTGTCAGAGTTTTGGCGTTTCAAAATTACATCCATGTATTTTATTATAAATTAGTTGGCCTTGTGGGCACGCTGTTTGTTCAGCGCATATCGGTGTCGGCTCCTTCTGTGTTTGGTTCGGCGGTTACTATTTTGACCGATATCAACACCGTCAACCCGCAATATGACGTGCTTTCGTATGCGGATCAGCGCATTTTGATTGCATATAATTTTCAAACCTCAAACGGTGTTCGCCTGCTGTATATCGACGTTGCGGGCGCGGTGTACTCTGCAACTTTCCCGGCAGTCACTCTCGCCACGGGGGCCACTAACCAGGCTGTTGCCGTTGTTTTGGGCGACAAGAACGCTATTTTTGTTTCCTATTACAATGCAACGGACATATTTTCCTCTGTAATTCTTAACGTCGGGTTTACTATTTTACGGGCGGCCTTTCAATTGAACGGGACGGTTGGGCTGGTTGTCAATATCACCGGATTCCCTAAAGCCGACCTGACGGGCGTTGATTTTTTCTATGAAAATAACACAACGGGTGCGACATATAACCGCGTGGTTAGCAAGGCTACGGCTCCATTTGTAGGCTCGGTTTTTGGTGACGCGGTATTCATGCGCAGTGTGGGGCTGGCTTCCAAGGCTTTTGTGGTGGGCGGGCGCGGCTTTGTCGGTGTTGTTCATGACTCCGCCTTTCAAGCTACTTTTTTTGTGGCTCGCGATGACGGCTTAATCGTCGCCAAACAAAATACGGGGTGGCCGGCGGAGTGACTACGGTTCCGATACTCCCTGCTATTTCTGCTATTTCCGCTACAAAATTTCGTTACGCGATTATCACCAAAGGCGACTTGGTTTCTGAAAACGCAACGCTATACACGATTAACGGCGTTTCGGTTACAGAGGTGGACTTTTCCGCGCAGGGCGTCTTCACAAGCGCAGAGCTGGGAAATAACCTGCTGATATGCGGCGGGGCTTTGCAGAATTATGACGGCCAGGGCGTGACCGAGCATGGTTTTCATTTATTTCCAGAGAATTTTACGGCGACTGTGGGGGCGGCTGGCTCCATGGCTCCCGGTGACTATTATTACATTGTCGTTTATGAATGGACCGACAACCAAGGCCAGTTGCACAGAAGTGCGCCAAGTATACCGTCGGCTGTGGTTACCGTTCCAGGTGGGCCGTCAACTGGATCGGCTGCGCTGGTCATCCCAACGCTCCGCCTGACAAGCAAAAAGGGAACTAGAACGCCTGTTTCCATTGCTGTTTACCGGACAGAGGCCGGCGGGACGATTTACTACCGGGTGACTTCTGTTTCCTCTCCGCTGATTAACAACCCTGCTGTTGATACTGTAACCTCTTTCACTGACACCACGGCCACAATAAACGCGAATGAGTTGCTTTACACGACGGGCGGCGTGCTGGAGAATTTTTCTCCTGGGTCATGCTCAACCATAGCTGTGTTCAAAAACAGGATCTTGCTGGGTGGCCTAGAAAATAAATACGAAGTGATTTACTCAAAGCTAGTCACTTCCGGCCAGCCCGTTGAATTTGCGCAGGAGCTTTCCTTACTTGCCGACGAGAAGGGCGAGCGCGTAACGGCGATCGGTATCCTTGACGAGAAAATGGTCTTTTTCAAAAAAGACAGGTTTTATATTTCCTACGGTGACGGCCCGGACAACACTGGGGCCAACGGTTCATTTGCTCCGCCTGAGTTTGTCTCCGCTGACGTGGGCTGTATCGACGTGCAGTCGATTGCGCAGATACCGGGGGCTATCACCTTCAAATCTGCGAAAGGGATCTACGTCCTTAATTCCGGCTTGCAGGTGGAGTATTTCGGTGCCCCGGTAGAAGATTTCAACGGCGAAACGGTTACCAGTGCCGTTATGAAGGCCGATGTTAATCAGGTGCGATTCACAACGGCTGATAATGTTTGCTTGGTGTACGATTATTTCTTCCGGCAATGGTCCACGTTTACAAATCACAAGGGCAAGGATGCCGTGATCTGGGATCAACGCTACGTTTACGTCAGGGACGACGGGGCGGTACTTATAGAAACGGATGGCGTTTTCAAGGACGACGGCGCACCGTATCACTTAAAGCTGGGAACCGCCTGGCTTTCGCTGGCTGGAATCAACGGCTTTCAGCGGGCTTACAGGTTTGGTTTGCTTGGCGAGTATAAAACGCCGCATTTGCTGAGTGTAAAGGCTGGTTATGATTTTTCGTCAAGTTTGGAAAGCGTAATGATTTTTAATTCTGACGAGGCTTTGGAGATTTCTAATTTTGGCGAAGGCTCTCCGTTTGGTAGCGATTCTCCCTTCGGTGGTGATAATATTAGCTATAGAATTCGCGGTCATTTGCCGCGTCAAAAATGCCAGTCTATCCGTTTTGAAATCGAGGAACTTACAACCAGCGCAAGCGTAGGCACAGGCGAGGCGTTGACTCTTTCAGGAATGACTGTGCTGGTCGGGTTGAAGGCTTCGATTGCAAAACTTAAATCAGCGCAAAGCTTGGGGTGAAAAAATGGGCGGATATCTTGGTTCTATTGGCGGAAAAGTTAAAGCTAGCTACCGAAAAGGTGAAAAGGCAGTTATAGATGCTGCGCCAATTCTTGATGTAAACAAGTGGGGCGGGAAAATTCAGGGCACGTGGGACAGCACTTTTGCTTCGCCTAAGTTTGGTGGCGATGCGGCATTCTCTGCCGATCCATACAAGGCCGAACAAGCGGCGTCGCAGGCAACGCAAAGAGCCATCGAAGAAAAACAAATGATCGGTGGCGAGTATGTTAAAATTCCGGGCCGTACTATTCCAGGTGGCTTCTTCGGCGGCGGATCATTTACCATGCCTGGCCGTACTATTAAAAAGGGCGGTCAATCGTTTCAACAGATGCTTGCCGACCAGATGACGGGCAAGGCTCCCAGTGTGGCTGACGCTCAAATGCGGGCGGCTTTTGATCGGTCCATAGCAGCACAGCAGAGTGCCACGGCGGGGGCGCGTGGTGTCAATCCGGCCCTAGCACAGCGGCTCATAGCACAGCAGGCGGGGGCACAGAGGGCGGAACTTGGCCAACAGTCTGGGATCGCAAGGCTGCAAGAGCAGCAGCAGGCGCAGGCGGGGTTTGCCGTTGAGCTTGCGCGTCAAGATGCTCAAACAAGATTCTTTGAAGGGCAACGCTCTGGGAACTTCCAAGCGATGCAGCAGGCGCAGATGGATCTTGAAAAAATTAAATTCGGTGCGACAACTGCTCGGCGTCAACAAAACGTGGATATTCTTGGCAAGGTTGTAGAGGCGGGTGCCACTATAGCCGCTGGCGCGGCGTAATACTTTTAAGAGGTGACGTTATGGCAATTTGGGGAATGGAAGAGTCCGACAGTTTACTGGGGCGCGGATTGATTACGCAGGGGCAATACGATCGGAATGCGGCCACTGTTGACCCCGCTCCAATGCCTATCGGTTTGATGGACCCAGCCAATTTTGCACCGGCTCCGGTAGTCGATCCCGCTCCGGTTCCAGATGTCGCCCAGCCGATGGCGGCTCCCGCTCCCGCGATGCCGACGGGGTTTGATTTACAAGCCCAAGCAATTGCTGCGGGTGCGGCGGCTGCACAGCAACAGGCGGCGGCGGATCAGTCGGCAATAGATTTTGTTCAAAAAGAGCAAGCAAGAATCGCCCAAGATCGCGCCGCTATCGAAAATGAAAAATTAAAAGCAGCGGAAGCGGTTCAAGCAAAGCACGCCAAATCAGTGCAGGAACTTGCTGACACTAAAATTGACGCTGATAGTTATTGGGAAAAAAAATCAACCGGGGGCAAAATCGGCGTGGGCATTGCCATGTTGTTGGGTGCGTTTGGCTCTGGCAGTGAAAACAAAGCGGCGACAATTATACGCAAGGCGATTGATCAAGATATCGAAGTTCAAAAGGCAAACTTTCAAGCCAAAAAGGGCGTGGCTCAAGAGCAAGAATCTTTGTATGGAAAAATGATGGGAGTTTACAAGGACGAGAAGGCCGCAACAGCGGCTGCGCAGGCCGAGGCATACAATATAGGTGCTATGAAGATACAAGCACAGGCGGCAAAATATAAGGGCGCGGCTGCGAGTGCTGCGGCTCTCGGTGCTATCGGCCAACTAAAGGCGGCGCAAGATGCCGCGATGATGCAAGCACAAGCGGCTGGTGATGACCCAGAAACAGCGGGGTTGACGGCTGACCAGCGCGAGCGGTGGATACCCAAGAGCAACGTCCAAGGGCTGCCATACGGTCTAGCCAAATTTGGCGGGAAAGAAGATGTGAAGCAAGCGCGAATAGCTATTGTTGAAGCAGCTGACGCCATGGATGGAATTAGCGAATTAAAAAAAATGACTGGCGATTGGTTCGGAAGCCTAAATCAAGAAAAAAGGGCGGCGGCTCAATCCATGCAAACCGCCTTAATTGGCAAGCTTAGAACGGCCGTGTTCGGTCCAGGTGTTTTGACAGAGGGCGAGCAAGAGCGGGCGCGGGAATTGCTTCCAGACCCTTCCGCTGTGTTTTCATTGGATGCAAAAACGCTTGCCCGGCTTAATGTGCTGGAGTCAATGTTAAAATCTAGTGCAAACAGAAAAGGCGCGGCTATCGGCCTTAAAACTTCTGCGGACGATGCAAAGTCAATTAACTTCACACCGAAGAAAAAATAATGGCTGATATCAATGTAATTTCTCCGGAAGGTGTAACCGGAACAATACCAGAGGCCAACCTTAGTAAGGCTCTGGCTTTGGGCTACATTCAAGAAACTGCACAGCAGGGCGCGGTGCGCGAATACGTCGCTGAAAACGACGGTGTTAAGGGCGCGGCCAAGGTTTTTTTCGGTCAAGCCCTAGACGAATTTGCTATGGGCGTTCCGGAATTAATCGCAGATAGCACGCAAGATCCTTATGAGGCGGCAAAGCGTGAGGCTTTAAAGAAAGAGCATTCCTACGCCAACACGGCTGGCGGAGTTTTAGGATTCGCCGGAAGTCTCGCCTACGGTGCGCCAATAGGAAAGCTTGCGGTGGGGCTGGGTGAAAGACTCGCGGCCAACGCAATCAAACAATCCGCCGGCCAGATATCTGCGGGTGTGGCAAAAAAGGCGGCTGGCTCTATCGCAACCAAGGCCGCTGTAAAAATAGCGGGTGGCGCGGCTGAGGGCGCGGCGTTTGCGGCTCCGCGAGCGATCACTGAGGCTTCGCTGGGCGACTGGGAAGCCGGGGCCGAATCCCTTGCTTCCGGTGCGCTTTTGGGCGGTGCCATATCCGGCGTCATTGGCGGCAGTGTTGTCGGGGCCAAGAAATTAAAAGAGTTTTTACCAACAAAGGACTCGATTAAACCGCTGGTGGAAAAAGCTTCGCGGGTTTTTTTGGGTGTGCCCACAGAATACATTGAAAAATATCTACTCAATCCAAAAGCAATCGACGATATCGGCGAGCGTGGAGTTATCGGCGTCAAGGGTGACATCGACACAGCGGTAGATATTATCGACTCTAGGCTTTCGGTTGCCAAAGACAATTTTAAAAATACAGAGGCGGCATACAAAAATAACATTAGGGCGGCTCGCTCTGGGCTTGAAAAAGCAAAGCAAACCGTAGACCTTGACGACTTAAATTTGCTCGCGTCTGAACTTGACGGCGCAAAGGCAACGCTAAAAGCTGACAGTGACGCGGCGTTAGATATTTTGGTGGATTCAAATACCACGGTGCCGCGACCTAAAATGCTCGCGTTTTTGACTCAATTAAAAACCGATTTAAGGCTTCCGGCCAGAGCGGGAAAAGAGGCCATTGAGCTGACACCGGACGTTAGAACGGCTGTAGCTGACCTCGACGCCATGCGTGCCCAAGTTGCCAAGATGGAAAAGGAAATAGATCCAACAACAGCAAAAACAATGCTGAAGCAGCTTGACGGCTACATAAACCGCCCAAAGGCTGCGGGGGCTTTTTTCGAGGACTTGACGGACCGCCAGCTTTCTAGCTTTCGCGGCTTTATAGATTCTTTCTTAAAAGAAAACGAACAATATAAGGCGGCGATGGCTCCGCTGGCTGAAAAGGCGAAGTTGCTGGGCGAGTTAAGCCGGGCGGCAGGGACACCGAACAAAGCCAAATCATTTTTTATAGCTGCGGGCGATCCTCAAAAGAACAAAATACAAGCAAAACTTTTATCTGACTTTGACGAAATGTTTCAAACAAACTTTGGCAAAGTTGTTTCGGAGCGACGCAGGGGCATTGCTCTTTTGGACAAGCACAGGGCGGGCGGGACAAACGCTGACCGCCTTCTCACGGCGGGGCTTAGGGACACCGATCAAGCTTTGCTGGCCGAATATGACGCCGCCAAGGCTGCGCTGGATGTTGCTACCGATCAACAAAAATCAATCTCTGGGCTTTCTCGTCGGCAAACTCAAAACGTAGTTGAGCGGGCCGTTTTGAAAATAGAGGCGGGCAAGGAACTTGAACGGCTTGCGGTTCTCACGGGGC